CATTAGAAAATACAAAATTATAGACTATCATACAATGCCAATTAAGCATTCTGCTGATGTAAGATACTCAGATGATGACGTTATCATTTCCCACAATAAAGATTCAGAGCCATGTTTCAAAATAGATAAATTAATGAGCATATTTGATGATAGTATCAGAAAAGCAGTGTACCTACATTCTCAAGTTATTATAATAGAAGAGGCTCAATTTTTTGTAGATCTCTATGAGTTTATTATAAATGCATTAGATGACGGCAAAACAATTTTTGTAGTTGGATTAAATGGTGATTGTAATCAAAAGAACTTTGGTGATATTCACAAACTGTTACCATTATGTGATGATATTGAATTGTTAAAAGCATATTGTTTTGTTTGTAAGAATGGAACAGCAGGAATCTTTAGTAAGAGGACAATAGAAAATAATGATCAAGTTTTAATTGGAGGAGAAGACAAATACATTCCAGTCTGTCGGAAACATATATGATATAAAAATATATTATAATATAAGATATATGAAAATAATTTCCTTTGATGTGGGAATAAAAAATCTTGCTTACTTGATTTGTGATGAGACAATGAAAATTATCCAATGGGATATAATTGATTTATTAAATGTTGATAATAAATGTTCTTTTTGTGATAAAAATGCTGATATGTTATTTTATAAATATAAATTATGCAAAGAACATAAAAATAAAGTAGATCAATTGAAGGAACCATTGGTAGAAACAGTTGCTAAAACAGACAAATGTTCAAATTGTACTAAGAATGCTAAATGTAAAATTGGATTAGATTTTTATTGTAATGTTCATCGTAAATCATTTGAAACAAAAAATTATAAAATAAAAGAAACAAATGTATCATGTGATAAAATTAGTACTGCTCAATTCAAGTACAATCTTGTTATGGCAATGGATAAGATGCCTGAATTATTAGATGTTAATACAGTTTTAATTGAAAATCAACCATCATTTAAAAATCCTAAGATGAAAGCAATTGCTGATACATTATTTGCGTATTATTTAGTAAGAGGAGTATTTGATAAAAAAAATTTTAACTTGGATGACATTCATTTAATTGCACCAAGTCAAAAATTAAAATTAGAAGCAGTTAAAGAGATGGAAAAAGAGAAGGGTGTTGTGGTGGAGGAGAAAAAAGAGGAGAAGAAAGAGGGGGAGAAAAAAGCAGTTGTTAAGATGACATATAAACAAGGTAAAGATTTTGCGGTTAAAAAGTGTATTTCATTAATTGATGAAAAATATAAAACATATTTAGCAACACACAAGAAGAAGGATGATTTATGTGACTGTTATTTACAAGCATATCATTATTTAACAAAAGTAAAAAAGATTATTATTTAGATTGAAACTTCATTAAATATTTCTATATAAACAATATTGGATTATATCTCTTATATTGTTTTTTGGAGGAGTCCAATTTGGATTTTTAGTGTCCCATGGTTTAAAATCTTTTTTAGGTGTCATATAATCTTCCCCATATAAATAAATAATATAATTAATAGAAGGTACATTATATTCTATACCCTTTACGGTTTTTTTTGAAAAAGGTTCAATTAAGTGAATCCAATCATCAGCAAGCTCTGGCCATCGATATGACGTTGATGGATAACCCTTACCAACAAAATCAACATCTATATGACATTTATTTCTAATTATGGAATGTGGTGCTTCTCTCATAATTTTAAAACCACTATCTAATAATAATGGAAGACATGTTTCAAAATATTTTTCTTTATTTTCATAATACATACCAACATCAACATCTGTATCACCTTCTATAATACCACCTTCTCTAATAAATCCTAATGCGACGCCTTCGCCAACCCAATAAAAAATATTAGCTTGTTTCATACATTTATCAAATAATTGTAAATTATCATAATGATTTTTCAGTAAGAAATTATAATAAGGGTTCATATATTTAATTAGATTTAAAAAGAGTAATTTGTTAAAAATACTATATAATTATAATTCTTATAATTATGTCGAATATAACAACATTAATATTTGATTTAGATGGTGTGCTAATTGATTTATGTAATTTACATAGAGATATTTTTATAAAATCATTTAATCAATTATCAGATTTAGAAATAACTGCTGAATTTCACGAAACTCATTTAGAAGCATTAAGTACCAGATCAAAACTTAAAAAATTAAAAGAAATGTATCCTGAAAAAACTATTAATGAAAATGAAATCTTTAATTTAAAACAATCAATGACTGTTACTGAATTAGAAAAAATAGAAGTATCTGATAGAATAAGAAATACTCTTTTATGGGCAAAAAATAATTATTTTACAATTGCTGTTTTAACTAATTCAATTCGTGCAACATTAGATATTGTTTTAGAAAAATTACAAATAAAAGATTTAGTAACCATGGCATGGAGCAATGAAGATGTGTCAGATCCAAAACCATCTCCAAATGGATATATCCAATTAATAAAAAAATTAAATGTAAAATTCAGAAATGTAATGATATTTGAAGATAGTGCTACTGGATTAGCAGCAGCACAAGGATCAGGAGCAAATGTTATTAAAGTAACAGATAGTTTAGATTTAACACCATCATTTTTATTATATTGTGCAAAAAACAATAAACGACCAACTGCACCAAAATTAAGAATTGTTGTTCCAATGGCCGGACTAGGATCGAGATTTCAAAAAGATGGATATATTATTCAAAAACCTTTCTTACCAATGTTAAATGGTAATCAAATGTGGGAAGAAGTTGTTGAAAATTTAATGCCTAAGAATCCCGAATTAAGAGCAAATACTGAAGTACATTTAATTGTAAGAAAAGAACAATTACCATTCTTTAAAACAAAACCAAATTTATACGTTCATTATGTTCCTACATTAACAGAAGGAGCTGCCTGTACTGTATTAACATTAAAAAATATTATCAATGATGATGTTCCATTAATGATTGGAAATAGTGATCAATATCTTGAATGGGACTCAGACGAATTTTATTCAACATCTTTCCATCCAGATTATGACGGAGGAATTTCAACATTTTATCATCCTTGTCCAGATGATCTAAAGTGGTCATATGCTGCTCTTGGAAAGAATGGTTTAATTGAAAGTGTAGCAGAAAAAAAATACATTGGTCCTAATGCGACTACAGGATTATATGCTTGGAAAAGAGGTTCTGATTATGTTAAGTATGCCGAAGAAATGATCTTATATAATGATAGAATAAATAATGAGTTTTATGTGTGCCCAGTTTATAATTATGCAATTCGTCACAATAAGAAATTTAGAATAATAAATTGTAATAAATTTTGGGGAATTGGTGTTCCAACAGATTATATGTATTTCCTTGATAATTTCAAAAATAATAGTCTTGCTGATAAATATGAAAGTTTATGGTGTAAATGGGGTTCTAGATTACCAGAATATCAAAGTAATGTTAAAGAAGATAGATCTCAATGTGCTGCAATGTGGTGTAAAGGAGCATTTCACTTAAATCAAAAACTAAATGAATTAAAGAAAGCATTAGAACCATGGAAAGATAAATTTTTATGGTATGATGGTAATGAAAATGGAAATGCTGTTCTCCACAATACATTTTTTCAATTTATAAAATTTAATGTTGTTGATCATAATTCTATCATAAATAATATTCATTTATGGACAGAAACAGCAAAAAATAGTTTTAAAAAATTACCACCATATTATTTAAACATAAAAGGAGTTGCTCCTGTAAAAAATGGTATAGCATTATGTGGGTATCCCCCAACAAATTATAATAGTGTAAAAAATGATATTCGTAGAACTGCACAATGTATTGAACCACATGCGCAAGATATTCATCATATGACTCTTCTTAGATGGACACATCCAATTAGTGAAGATGAATATAAACAAGTATGTAGTATATTAAATTTATTCAAAAACACATATATGGGAATATTACAACCAACAAAGTGGTATTCTGGATTTTCAACATGGAATATGAAAGAAGAAACATTAAAAATTGTTGAATCGTGGGATGCTACACCAGCACCATGGATTTTACATCGTGGTAACAACAACGGATTATCCCCAGAAACAGAAAATGATCCAAAAGTTCTTTTAGAAAGATTAAAAGAAGGATGGGATATTGAAATTGATTTATGGAAAATTAATGACGAATTATATTTAGGCCATGATGCTCCAACATATAAAATAAATGATGATATATTATTGAATGATAAAGTATGGATTCATTGTAAAAATTTAGAAGCATATTTATATTTACGTGATCATAAACAATCTGAACAATTTCATTATTTTAGTCACGATAAGGACATATTTGCTTTAACTTCTAAGGGATTAATTTGGACTAATATTGGAATAGATATCAAAACAACTGGATGTATCAAAGTTGTTAGTGGGAATGATTTTGAAAGAATCCCAGGTATCGGAGTTTGTACGGATTATTTACCTAATAAATGAAATCAATAAAAAAATTGAACCTTCAGCCTAATTTTTTTATTAATTTCATAAATGAAATCAATAAAAAAATTGAAATTTAATATCATATAACATTATATGATATTAAGTTAATACTGGCTATCATGGCGACTAAGACTAAGCCTGCTAAACGTGAATTTACTGTAAAACAAATGAAAGAGCAACAACTCAAGATATTTGAGGAACGACAACTCAAACAACAGGAAAAACTGACAGTTGAAATGATATTCAATGACTATATGTTAAGTAAACAAGAAAACTATAGACAAAATGTAGAACAATACAAACAATATCTACAACAAATTGAAACACAGCAGATTTTTGTTGAAATTTCAGTAGAAGAAATTGCATTTACAACCTGTCGCATATGTGAGTTCTCAAATATCTGGGGAGCACGGCCACCAACTAACTGTGGCTTCTGTTGCGCAAACATGAAATTCTTTTAATTTATTTATAAATTACTTAGTTTTCATCATATTTGATAAATTATTTGCTGTTCTAACCAATGGCTTTTGTCTCTTTACTTTATAATCATTTTGAAATCTAACAAGTTTGTGTTTATATTCTTCTTCAACATATAATTTTAGCGGTTTTACTGGAGGAAAAATTAACAACGTTGTTTTATCAATCATTCGAAAATCTTTTCTAAATTCAGTTATTGTTTGATGTCCACCAAAGATTTTTAATGATTGTCTTGGGTTTGCTGGCTTAATAAATGAATCTTCATTTATTAATTTTTTCTTTAACATCATTAATAAACAATTCTTTTCTTCCGTCTTATTATCAATATAATCTAAATTGTATGATTTTGCACAATTAAATGAACAAAAATAACCATATGTTTGAAATATTTCATCACGATAGTTATCAGGAATTCCAATTGGTTGATTATCAAATTCATGACAACACCACCAGCAATGAATAGTTTCTAAATTCCCTTTTGTCATATCAATACATATCTCATTTAATCTATCAAATTTAATATTATCATATAATAATTTTTCTAATTCATGTACCTTATTTTTTAATTTTGTAATATTATCATCATCATTTTTTGTTTTTAATTGTTGTTTTTCTGTTCCAAGATCTGTTGAACATTCAGAAGTATGAGATATAATTGTTTTTAAATCATTTAAAATAGATACATTGGATACATTCGATTTTATTACTGATGTTTTTTTAATAATAAAATCAGAATTTTCATCAATATCTTTTGTATCAACCATATTTAGAGGTAAAAACGCAATAATACATTCATTATCGGTTTCAACATTTTTGATAGTACCTTTCTCAAGTTGAAAAATCTTACCCGTAGGTTTTCTACCACGTTTTTTTGGTATCTTTACTTCAGATGTTTTCACATTTGATGGTTCCATAAATATTTATATTGATTTCTTTTTATATAATAATTATATATAAAGTAATAATATAATGACGAACGGAGAAACAATATTACATAGATTAAAAAAAGTATCTAAATCAATGAGTGAATCTACAATTCATTCATTATTTCAGGATATTAATAATACAAATCAATTTACAAATTTAAGTGAAGAAGAAAAAAAAACTTTAGAAGGAATATTTCACGATTTTTCAAAATTATGTAGATCTTTAAATTTAAGTAGAAGAAAAGTTAGTGGTGAATTACTACATCCTGCATCAGAAACTGACCCAATTAAATTAAGAAATACACTTGAATATATTGGTGGTAAAGGAAAAGGGAAATCAAAAAAGAAGTCATCTAAGAAGAAATCAAAAGGATCAAAGAAAGGATCAAAGAAAGGATCAAAGAAAGGATCAAAGAAAGGATCAAAGAAGGGATCAAAGAAAGGATTAAAGAAAGGATCTAAAAAAGGATCTAAGAAAGGATCAAAGAAAGGATCAAAGAAAGGATCAAAAAAGGGATCAAAGAAATCATCTAAGAAAGATAAATCATCTAAGAAAGATAAGAAGAAGAAGGATAAAAAGAAGAAAGATGATTCAGATTCTTCAGAACCAATAGATACAACACCCAAAGATACAGAACCCAAAGATACAACACCCAAAGATACTTCAGATAAATCATCTGATAATGAATCAAGTAAAACAGAAAAAGAAGAAAAGAGACAAGCAGAAAAAGAAGCAAAAAAAGCAAGAAAAGAAGAAAAAAGAAGAAAACATGAAGAAGAAAAACAACGTCGTGCAGAAGAAAGAAAAGCTGCTAAGGAAGAAGTAGAACAAGCAAGAAAAGAAGCAGCTGATGCTAAAAAAGAAGCTGACGAAACAAGAAAAATTGCTGCAGCAGAAGCTGCTGCAGCCAAGAAAGAAGCTGACGAAACAAGAAAAAATGCTGCTGCAGAAGCTGCTGCTGCCAAGAAAGAAGTAGAAGAAGCAAGAAAAGCAACAGCTGCAGAAGCGGAGGCAATAAAGAAAGCAGCTGCTGAAGAAGCTGCTGCTAAGAAAGCCCCTGCTGAAGAAGCTTCTCTTGCCAAGAAAACAGTAACAGATGAAAATGTTCAAGCAAAAATAACAAATTCAATTCCTGAACCAACACCAGTATTAATATCAGCACCAAAAAATAATTTAGATAATGAAATTAATAAAACAAAAGCAAAACTTGCAGAACTGAATACAACAATAAATCCATCATCTACATCTGATTCATCATCATCTAATTTAACACCTATTTCTACAACAGACTCATCAACACAAATAGATACTTCTGATGCTATTAAACAAAATGTTAGTAAAACATTAACTCCACCTCCACCAAAGAAAATAACAGTAGAACCATCTAGTTTCATGAATTATTTTACAAAAGTTAATTACTTCAAATAAATTTTTAATATAAAAAATAAATTATTTTTTATATTCATTTAACAGCTCTTTTACTTCTTGGTGCTATTTTTGTTTTTATATTTATTTTTGTAGCAGGCATCTTTTCTGAATCAACAGTAGCACTCATTAATATTCTTTTATCACTACTTTTCTCTTCTGTTACTGAACTTGTTTCATCATTCTTTGGTAAGTTTAATTTAAGCTTATTTAAAATAGAATTAATATTGGAACTTGCAGGAGCTTTTGATGGAATTGCATTACCACTTGCTGCTCCAACTGTCGCTGATTTATTAAAATTTGGTCCAGTAAATGATCCTCCAACTTTATTCTTTAATTCATTATTTTCATTTTTTTGTTGTTCAATTATTCTTTGTTGATTATCAACCATTCTTTCCATTTCTTTTCTTTGATTTGCCATTTGTTGTTCAACTTGTTGTTTCTCAAATAACATCTTTTGATACATTGCATTTTGTTCTATTACATCTTTTTGTTGATTACTTGGTGCAATTTCATTAATCTTCGCCTTCGCAATGTTTGCTACATTCGCTTTTATTTTATCATAGAGTTCGGGATTTGTCTCCTTGATCTTTGCCATTCCTGGAACATTTGCTACACTATTCGCAGTCACGAATGCTCCGGCAGATCCTGCAAACATCAACATTGCTCTGAATTCAACTGAATATCCATCTAACTTAGATTTGTATTTATCATATAATTCACCAAATATATCATCGTTTGAATTGGCATCAATTGCAGCAAAATGATCACTCCATCCATTTAAATCAAATCCAAAGGGATCAAACATTTTATTTAAATATTCTACTCCCTTAGAACTATATACAAATGTTGACTTCCAAAATTCAATACCATTTCTTCTCTTGTGGTAATTTGTATGAAACTCTACTTCAGCACACATTTCATTATAATCACTATTTATAGTATATTCTTTCGAGAGTGAAACATTAAATTTTTCTTTAATGTATTTCAATTGCATAAACTTTTCTAATCTTTTTAATCTTTGTTGTTGAGGTGGTAATTGCTCAAATGGAATCTCATATTGATTGTTTTTAATATCACTTCTTTCTTCTCTTCTATCACTTCTTGAACTCTCAGAAGAACGACTATCACTACTTTGAGAATCATCAGATTTTTTATCAGTTTGTTGAAATTTTAAATTATTAAATGTTGAATTTCCTTCTAAATTAAGTGCATCTACAACGTGTTCATCATCATCACTTGTATTTTCATTAACAACTGATAACTTTTGAACTGGCATCTCTTTAATCTTTGTTTCATCCGCCAATAAATTTAAATATAAATCAGTATCAGTAGTTAAAACTTTTTTAGGTTTAATATTAGACATTATAATTGTATTTTAGAAACTAAATATATATTATAAACGTAATTCTCTAAATCAGAGATTTATATAATTAGGTGATTTAGAAAAATCCGAATCAATCTATATTAAAAAATTAAATATTTAAATTTTAAAATTTTTATATAATAAGATTATATGTATTCAAATATTGAAGACGCATGGAAATTATCAAATGATTTAGATAAATATAAAAAGGCTTACAAACCTGCTACTAATGTTAAAGATGCCACTAATGAATTAACTGCCTCAAGTGCAAAATCTGTTCCAAGTGATAGTCATTTTGAGACTGAATTAAGAGATTTAAAAAAATTAAAAAAAATGGATGATGGATCTCAATGTGATAGATTATTTAGTCATTTCCAAGGATGCAAGAAATGTAGAACTGCTATTTTAGAAAAGTTTACTTTAAACAACCCAAGTAACTTAAGTGTTAATAGTTTAAATTTAGATAGTTTAAATTTAGATAGTCTTAATTTTAATATGACTGAAAATTTTATTGATTTATCTAAATACACATCTATGTTAAAAAATAAAAATTCAAATAACATAATTTCAATCATTCTTTTTGGTTTACTTGTAATAATTATTTTATCTATGATTAATAATGAACAATTATAAAAATTTAGTTATTAGTGGTGGTGGTTTTAATGGTTTCCAATTTTTTGGTATTATTAAATATCTTGAAGAACATGATATGACAAAAAATTTTAATAAATTTATTGGCGTATCAATGGGAGCATTTACAAGTTTACTTATTATCTTGGGATATAAAATTGGTGAAATTGAAAATTTTCTATTGAAGTTCAATTTTGAAAAAATTTTTGATTTAAAATTAGAACAAATATTAAATGAAAAATTTAGAGGATTAACTGATGGAGAAAACTTTACAAAGTTAATTAAAAAATTTATAACCAATAAACATTTTAATGAAAATATTACTATGAAAGAATTATTTGATAAAACAAATAAAATGCTTATAGTTGGAACTACAAATTTAACATATGATAAAATGGAATATATTAGTCATGAAAATTATCCAGATATTCCAGTATATTTATTATTACGTATGACAAGTTGTATTCCTATATTTTTTAATCCTATTTCATATAATGATTCTTATTATGTTGATGGAGTTATGAAAGATAATTTTCCAATTCAATTAATACCTGATAATGAACTTGGAGAAACAATTGGTATTGTTTTACAAACATCATTAGATAAATATGAAATTGATGATATGAATATTATAAATTATTTAACTCATTTATATAGGGTTGTTGTTAATGAAGTTATTAAAAATAAAGTAGATAAATATAAAAATTTAACTAAAATATTGATTGTTACACCGAAAGTTAGTTCATATAATTACCAACTTACAGAAGAACTACGTATTGAATTAATTGAATGTGGATATAACTGTTGTAAGGAAACTTTTGTTTGATTTATTTCTTTTTTTTAGGAATCTTCACAGATTCCTCAAAATCTTTCTTGTATAAATTCATTCTTTCATCTAATGACATATTATTATCCTTAAAATCTTTATGTGATACATCTAATATTTGAAATGCTGAATCAAAGGTTGATACATTATCATCTCCATTATATGCCATTATTTCTGTATTTTGATTTCCTTTTGGTCTAAATGTATCAAATAAATCATTGAATTTACTCATATATTCTTCTTTTGCTTTACTGTTGTTACGGAATAAATCTAAATCTGGATTTGCTGCGACTTCAAACTTTTTATTTAAGTTCTTAACAGTATTGAGACGAATGTCTTCAGCAACTTTCTCATTATCAACATTTATTTTATCATTTTCTTCAGCAAATGTTTTCTTCGCAGTTCCTTCATCTCCATATGTAAAATTTTCAAAATTATTAAATTGCTTCTTTAAATCAAATATTTGACCAGCATCTAAATATTCTTTACGTGATTTATCATATTGTTTACGTGTATCTTCTGATGATAAAATTTTATAAGCAATATTAATTAAATTAAAATGAGCTTGTAATGTTTTCTTTTCTTCACTTGATAATTCAGTTCTTGTAATATACTTATCTGGATGAAATTTAATTGATAATTTCTTGTATCTACTCTTTATTTCTGATAAGGAAGTATCATTTTTAACTCCAAGAATTTCATATAAATCTTCTTTTATATAATTTTGAATTATTTCCATATAATATAATATTATTATATATTTATATTATAAATGGAACTCAGTAATTATAAAATAATATATCTTCTTAATGCGATCGCAATGGAAGCACAATTAAAATCAACAAAATTTGGTTTTGATAATTGGATAAAACAACAAAATTATAATCTTATTGTATCATCAAGTATTTATATTTATAATGTATTAATATCTGAATGTGGTGGAATAACACATTTTAAAACAAAATTAGGTATGAATTGTTTATTAGAATTAAATCAGAAATTATATGATGAATTTAGTAAAAAAGATGATATTAAAATGATTGTAAATAATTGTGAATTTAATGATATTCAAGAGAATACACTTTTAATGTTAGCAAATAAAGGTGATAAAAAAGAATATTATTCTTTAATATTTTTAGCTGTCCCATTCGCTTTAAAAATTAATGATAAAAAAAAGTTGATTAAAGAGATTGAAACTTTTATAAAAAAATACACAAATGATACAAATCAGATAATATGTACTATTATTTGTGGATTATTTATTCATTATGCATTAAATAAAGTGCATATTGAAGTATGGATTGAAAAAATAAATGAAGATTTGAGGGATAAAATGGAGGCTGAAAAATATATAGATTTATTAAATAATTATGATGAGAATAATTTTAGAAAAGGAAAATTTATAATTAAACCAATAGAAGAAATTGTAGTTGAACGAAACAAATATTTTTTTAAAGAATATAGTTTGAGAGATGATAAATTATTAGCACAAAGACCAGAACAACAAGTGATTTTGATATTAGATTCACTTTTACGAGCGGGAGACAACTTTGAAAAATTAGTATTATTTGGAGTATGTAATTGGAGTGATAATATTGTTGTGAGTATTATCATTGGAATACTCTATGAAATTATATATAATTCAACAAAAATTAACAAAAATTTATTAAAAAGATTTAGTTTTAATTAAGGAAAAATATTTTTATAAGTATATAATATATAATATATAATGGACGCTTTATTAGGACCAGTACCACCCGCACCCACAAGTAAATTAGTATTAACCGGAAATCTCGGAACAGCTTTAGGAGCACAATTAAATACATTAAGAGATGACACATTTGCCCCACTCCAGGGGGCAGCTCTTGCAGCAGCACCCGCAACAGTCATAGCTGCAAGAGCCGGAGCGTTAGCCTTAGTCAATACACTTGCTGCAGAAATAGCTGGAGTAATAACTGGATTACAAACTAGAAATGATGGTGAATTAAAAGCAGCTGTTCAAGTAGCGCTTAATTATGGAAACGCAATTACAGCAGGAAGAATCAATGAAATTGCTGGTGCTCGTGTAGCAGCACGCGCAACAGCAGTAGCAGCAGGATCAAACGTAGGAGTAGCAGGAGCAGCAGCACCAGCAGTAGCATTTGACGGATTAATAGCTGCCACAGTTGCTGTAACAGCAGCAGGAGCAGCAGCAGCAGTAGCAGCAATAACAGACACCGATTGGTCAAACATAAAATGGCTCGCAAAAGCAATTGCTGTTAATAACATCGCAACAACAGTAGCAACAGCAGCAGCAGCAAACGCAGTAGAATTACCCAAAATGAACATCCGTGTAATCGCCCACGCAATTGCATTCGGAAATAATAAAGGATTACTACCAAACGCAGCAATCAATTTACAAAATTTATTAAATTCCGCAGATGGTACAAACGCAGCAAATTCAGTCCTCGGAAATCCATCTGTAACTGATTTATATAATACAATTTTAGCAAGATTAAGCGAAGAACATGTACAATCATTAACTAATATCTTCGGTAGATCCCTCTCATCAGTATTAAGAGAAACATTCACTGGTAAATTATCAGTCTATGATCCTTATACCTTAGCAGATCCTGTTGTTAATCCAGACCAATTAGACTTCGATAGATTCTTACCCTCAGATGTTCTCCAAGCAGTTCTCGCAAATCGTCAAAAGAAATTTTTCCCCATGGCACGTGTCAACATCTCTCCATCATGGTTTGGATTATTCGCGCCCGGAAATCAATTACGTTTTGAACTCCAAAGAGGTGGTGCCAGCTTAGATCCCAATATGCCCATTGAAATGAGAGGACGCGGAAGCGCAGTATATGGTTCTGCAATCAAGGGTGGAGATTACAATAACTGGCAAGTTGTTGGAAATAATGCATTTATCTCTGACAAATTAGAATTTGCATTACAAACAGCAATCAAAAGATTAGGAGATAAATTAAGTAATGACGCAAAAGTAGAAATTCAAAACATGATTACTACATTAAAAGCAGCAGAAACAGCCGCAAAAGAAGCCGCAGAAAACTTAAAAACAATTGTCAAGGCACACCAAGCAAACAAATTAACTGCTCCTATCGCCGATAATGCCGCCCTCAAGACCGCAGCAGATGCATACAATGCCAGAATAGGCAAAGTCGCAAAAGTCGAAGGTAAATTAGGAAGAGTAATGTTAACATTAAGCGCATACTAAACTTGCATAAAAAATTGATTTATCATCATTTTACATTTTAATATAATATTGTTATATTAAAATGACTTCACTCTCTATCCAATTTCAAGACCCATCTCTTGCCGATGTCTATAAGGAAAAATCGAATCATTCCACCGACAGTGGATACGATTTGTATTGCCCTGATACAATTGTAATTGCTCCTCAATCAGTCGGAACTGTCGACCTCAAAATCAGATGCTCTCCTAATTTTCCATCCGTCTCCGGCTACTATCTTTACCCAAGATCCAGTATTTCTAAGACTCCGCTAATAATGGCAAACTCGGTTGGAATTATTGATTATGGATACCGTGGTAACATCATGGCAAAAGTATTTAACACTTCTACTGAACCCTATACTATTAATAAACATGAGAGACTTTTCCAACTGTGCATGCCAACTCTTCAACCATTTGCTGTAAATTTTGTTGAAACTCTTGATGAAACTGAACGTGGAACTGGTGGGTTTGGTTCAACTGGTAAATAAACTAACTATCAAATGCCAATCCAGCAACTCCGTTAATAATACGTAAAACATTATAACTTAATGCATAAATACGAGCAGTTGCAGTATTTTGGTAACTAATTGATTTATCAACTGTTAAAACAATCGTAATATCATCTATACGTGAAAAATTACATGATCCACTAGGTTGAAATTCTTGAGCATTAATTGAGAAAGAATAGGCGTTAATACCTTCACTGGCAGCATTTTGAAAATTCTGAAAATTTTGAATCCATGAATAATATTGTGATTCTCTTGGTGTTATTCTATCTTTACCATTTAATAAGAACTGAACATTTGTAACGATATTTGTTCCAATTTTTTTATCATAACTGTTTGTATAATTAAACATATCAATTAAATTTGAATTAAGAATATAATCAAATTGTGTTACAAAAAATAATGCTTTTGTAGGATGATTATATAATATTTTTATTTTATTATTATTATTGATAAGTGTCTTATCATTGTCAAATTGTAATTGTTCTATCAAGTATTCATGATTTGATCTGGCAAATTTTAATCTTTCATTATTGTCTAAAAAGATATAATCAACATACAAAAATGTACTACCTAATGTAATACTATCAGTACTAAATACATTGTTTATTTTATTTAAATAATTAAATTCTGTTCCATTGGGCATAACAGTATATTCTGAGTTTGTTCCTACAATTGATGTTCCAGACACAAATGATGATGTTGAAATTAATTTTATATAATATAATCTATTTGTTAATTCATCATATGTTATAAATTTACCATATGTTGTAACATTATTTATAGTTTGAGATAACATTTCATTTGGTACAAAATTAACCATATCTTCATTTATTATAATGTAATTTGTCGGCCCAATTATTAACACATCAGTTAAATTATTAAATTCTACATTTATTTTAACATCACTATATTCTAAAGCAATTAATGGTAATGCTAATCCCTTATATTTACAAAAATAAAATGGAATTGGTATATGTAATAATTGTGACCCACGACCATTCATATAATCTGTTAATGCTGGTAAATTACCAATCATTTGATTCAATGCTGGTTTATTATTTTTTTGAGATATTTCATACCATATATTTAACCAGTCACCATATAATTTATCTATGATTTTTCCACCAACTTCAAATTCAATCGATTTAATTAATCCAAAACCAATTTTTTCCATCCATGCCGTAATAACTATATTTTTTAAATTTTGATCTTGACTAATGAAACTTGTATCAACTATTTTTGGCAAATTTGGTAATGTTACACATAAATATATTTCTCCAATTAAATCACCATTTTTTGCTATATTACATGTATATCTTCCTCCAAAATTTGGTGTATTTTGAAAATTTTGAGGAATACTTTCAGACGAAAAATTAGTGTGTCTTTTATAAACCATTTTAAAATAGGTTATTGTCGGATTATGTGTTAAATACATATCTTGTAATCCATATCCCGCGAGTTGAACTAAACCACCTCCCATTTATTACTTAATATAATATTATATAATATTATATTGAATACAACTAAATTATATCAAAACCAAGACCACCATAACCACTCATTATACGTAATATGTTATACGATATTGTCATAGTCTTTATATTTAAATCTTGGGAAACTGAAGGATTAATATTTACTAATAAATTAATATCATTTAAAAAACTAAAGTTTATAGATCCCGAAGGTTGAGCAGTCATTGGATATAAATCAAAATTATATACATTTATTCCATTCAAATATGAATTATTGAAAAATGTATATGGTCTAACTTTTTGTGTTTCATCATATGATGTCTTAAATCGTGTATGTCCATTTACTTTTAATTCAGAACTACTTATAATAGGTACTTGAGATGGTACAACAGAATTTATTAAATCATTTTGTATGTTTTGATCATAATTTTGAAATGGCATACATAATACTTGTTTTTCTGTTATATTCGCATTGACATAATGGTCTAATATATATGGATATTTCGTTTTAATTAAATCAAAATATTTATTAGATGTTTCATCTAATGATGTATATTTATTAATATCAATGTAATAGTCATCTAATGTATAATTATAATATTGCTTTTTATTAACTTTATCTTGTAATCTTGCAATCCACATCATCATTTTAGTTGGATTTTTGAAATTAAATTTAATTTTATTAATAGATGGTGTATTAGTTGTAAAAATAGAATATTGAACTTGTTCGATTATATATTCATGTTTTGATTCCGCAAATTTCTTTCTTTCATTATAATCAAGTAATATGTAATCTACTAAAAGTGACATTTTCATTTTACTTCCTTTCTTAATAGTTGTATATGGTAATTTAACTAATAAATCATCCAATTTCTTAATCTTAAATTTTAAATTTAATTTACTATACAATAGAGCAATAATTGGTACTGATAGTGAATGAATTTTCTTGTATCTATTAAAAAAGAATGGTAAATCAATGTATAATGTGTATTTTCCTAAAGATTGTTTCTTAATTATTAAACGTGAGTCTTGACCAACCATTTTTTTAAGACCACGATATTGTCCAGGTTCAACACATAGTTCGAGGAGACAGTTAATAAAATCATCTTCAAGACGTTCAATTATTTCTCCACCAATATAAAATTCATAATAATCGGCAAAGAATACACCAAGTTTTTCTATCCATGAAACAATCGCATTTGCTGGTCTCATATTAATTTGATCAACTAAATTATTAACAGTAATATAATTGGTAATATCATTGTTAGTTTGATTTATCTTTGATAAGACATTATCATATAATCTTAATTTTTCATCTTCTAAATTATCTTTTTGATTGTTTATATCAATAACACTATTTAATACTAATACATTTGGATCTCCACCTTGTTGATATGTGTATATATTGTATGATGCTAATTGAATATCTGCTGTATTTTGTATAACAGGTACTGTTGTATTACCAATATATGTATTACTTATTGTAACTTCATCATATGCGATACTACCATTAATAGATGAACTAAATACTAAATTAATAAATTGATTAAATGTATATAATCTATTATATGTGTTAACTTGTATTGAATCTGTTTTTTCAATTAAATGTGGTAATTTATTAGAAAATATATTAACATTATTAGTTATATTTGCTCCATGATTCATTAATGTATATCTAACATAATTTGTATCAAATTGTAATGGATCACTAATAAATCCAAGGGAATCTTTTATAGAATATTCTAATTTATATTTTTCTAATGCTGGTATATAGTTGGTATATTGAGTAACAGTCTCTGGAGCAATTAATATGTTTCCATTTAATACATTAAAATTAGAAGGGGTAAGTGTTAAATTATATTGAAAATCATGATCAACAACTAATGTTTTTAAATCATTTATAAAATTACTAAAATACATATATCCAGAATATTGTGTGATATCAATATTACTTGTTACAATATATGTATTATCCAAGTATAAATTCTTATATTGAATAAACAAATTATCATATATATTTGAAAAATTATTATCATAAAAATGGTTTAATTTTATACTTAAATTTCCACGTTTTACTTCATAATCATATAATTTTGGAAGATAATCAAAATCAAATTTATAATATTCTCCTGAATATCCTTTAATATTAAATGTATTATCACTAAGATTAATATTAATATTTGATATTACATTTCCATTATATGTAATATTACTTATTGGCATTGATTGAATATTAGTGTTTGAAACAGAATCATAATATAAATAATTTGTAATAACATTTGAGTTTTTAATTTCATTTATATAATATTGAATTATATTGCCTTTTATTATTTTTAAATCATTGAATGTAATTGTTAAATTCTCATATCCTGTTGGAACACTACTATTAATATACCATATATTCGCATATAAATTTGCTCCATATGTAATTAAATTACTTGAATAGATTTCATTATAATCTAATGTTGTTACTAACAAATTACTATAGGAGGTGTTTGCTAAAACACCTGTATTGCCTAAGAATGTAATATTACTATTGTTGATATTTGCCAAGTATAATTGTTTTAGAAGAGTAATATTTGAGATTGTTGGTGAATTTAAGTAATAAAATTGACTATATTTGTTATTGTAATTTGTTAAATCAATTAAATGTTGAAAATTCTTATCATTTATTGCATTCTTAATTGAAAAAACAGTCATGAAATTTTCAGAATAATAATGGTTATTTTGTATTTCTGGAATTTTATAATCATCTGATACATCAAATAAATCATAACGATTATAATCAAATAAACTATTTAAATACCATTCATTTAATATATCATAGAGTTTTGTAGTTTGAACAATATTGTAAATGTCTGAATAATTAATTGTTGATATAGTTGATTCTTGCATTACTTGTTTACCACGTAATATTAAATAAAAATATTCTGATACGAGTGTTCTATATATTGTTGCATAATTTTGTTGATTATATAATGTACCTGGGAAAGGAGGTGAACCAAATGTTAATAAATATATATCACTATATGTTGCTCTCATTTTTCCATCTAACAAATATAAATCAAATAATAAATATAAAATATTCCATTGATAAAAAACATATGTATGGAATTGACCATTAGAATAACCATCACCAGGTAATGAAATATAAGTATCAACCGGTACATTAATAATTGGAATTATAGGTAAATTGTATGGTGTGGTAGTAAAAATTGTAATATTACCTATATTTGCAATTGAATAAGGATTCATATTAGATTTATCATTTTCAAAATTTCTTGTATAATTTGTATATATAACAGTATTTGAAAGAAATGATACAATTGTATTAATATTACTAGTTGACATCAATGATTCGACATTATAATAGCCATTATATGTAATTGTATTTAAATTACCATTATTGTTTGAAATATAATCAAGTATTTTTAATGTTTCAACATAATACATACTATTATTTATTATTCTATTAACATTATAATCTAATTCATTAAAATTATTATCTAATTTAG